CATGTGCGGGAACAAGGTCGGCAAGACATTCTGCTCCGCGATGGAGGTTGCGATCCATGCGACGGGGCTCTACCCGACGTGGTGGCGTGGTACGCGATTTCTCTACGCCCCCGAGATTCTCGTCTGCGGCCTCACCAACGATTCCGTGCGCGACCTCGGTCAGCGGGAACTCCTCGGTGATCCCACAGACGAGAAGGCGCTCGGCACCGGAACGATCCCCAAGCGCTGCGTCGGCAAGCGTCGGAGCAAGACCGGCGTGCCCAACGCCTACGACTCCGTGCGCGTGCTGCACGTCTCGGGCCAGTGGTCGCGCGTCTACTTCCGCGCATACGAACAGGGCTGGAAGAAGTTCCAAGGGATAGCGTTCGACGCATCGTGGCCCGACGAGGAACCGCCCGCAGATATTTGGTCTCAGCTCCTCCGCGCGTCGCTCCTGCGCGAGAACGCAATCATCTTCTGCTCGATGACGCCAGAAGAGGGGATGACCGAGACCGTGACGTCGTTCATGGAGTCCCTCCGCAAAGGCCAAGCCCTCCTCACCGCGACCTGGGACGACGCTCCACACCTCACACCCGACATCAAGGAACAGCGCCTCTCGGCGCTCCGCCCCCACGAACGCGAGATGCGCTCGAAGGGGATACCGCTACAAGGCGCCGGCCTGATCTACCCGATCTCGGACGAGGACCTCCTCATCGACCCGATCGAGATACCGCGCCACTGGCCGCAGGGAATCGGTATCGACTTCGGCATCTCGACGCAGCATCCGTTCAGCGCCGCGAAGTGCGCCCTCGATCGCGACACCGGGACGTTCTACGTCACCGCGGAGTACCAGACCACCGACGACAAGGCCGCCGTCCACGCCGACGCTCTCCAGGCATGGGGGAAGTGGGTTCCAGTGTGCTGGCCCCATGACGGGCTGAACCGCGAGAAGGGCTCGGGCGATGAACTCCACAATATATACCGCTCGAAGGGGATGAACCTACTCCCGTGGAAAGCGACGAATCCACCATCCATCGGTCAGATCGAAGGCGAGGGCGGGAACTCCGTAGAAGCATCGGTTCTCGGTGTCCTCGACGACATGTACGCCAAGCGCTTCCGTGTATTCCGCACCTGCACCACGTTCTTCAAGGAAAAGCGCATGTACCACCGCGACCTCAAGGGCAAGATCGTCCGCATGCACGAGGACTTGCTCTGCGCGGTGCGCTACGCCCACATGATGAAGCGCCACTTCCGCACAGAGAGCGTGCGGCCTGCGCGCCAGACCGTCCGTGAAGGACTACGCCAATGGTAGCGAAGACGATGGAGTCCGAAGCGAAGCTCGGGATCGTTGCCCCGGCGCGCAGCGCTGACGCGGAATCCGACGACGACGTCAAGGCCACGGCCAAGGAACGCCGCATCACGAAGAAGGACTGGGCCAAGGTCGAGTCATTCCTCAAGGAAGAGTTGCTCGACCGAAAGACCTCCGACTTTCGTAAGATGGCCGAGCGGAAGTGGAAGGAGGTTGATCGCCAGATCGAGATGGAGCCGCTCATCAAGGTCTCCCGCGACGGCGCCGAGCCCGACATGGGCTGGCACAACGTCATCGAGCTGGGAGAACTCTCCAAGGCGTCGGAGAACATCGCGGCCGACATCCGGCGCATCGTCTTCCCGCAATCCCGATTCTGGAACGAGCCGCACGCCGACATCGACGACTCGCTACCCCTGAACCCGATGGGACAGAAGGACAAGAACCCGAAACTCCAGGAGTCGGTCAACGGCCGCGTGCGCGCCTTCATGTCCCAGCAGCACGAGGACTTCGGCCTGAAGGACCGGGTCGAACTCTCGATCAAGGAGGCGCTGCACCACGGCTCCTTCGTCGTCGAGGCGGACTGGTCGGAGCAGGAGTTGATCTTCGGAGGCACGAAGACGAAGACCATGGGCTCGCCCGTGTGGATACCCCACTCCATGTGGAACTGCTACCCCGACCCGTCCTCCTCCGTCATCGGAACGAATATGTTCTACGAGGGCTCGATGTTCGTCGAGTCCTACATGCCTCGCCACAAGACCGAGCGGCTCGTTAAGAACTCAAAAGATGACGGCTGGATGCCTTCTCAGTGGAAGAAGGTCTCGAAGGACACCCACGTCGTCAAGGACCAGAAGACCAAGGACGTGAAGCTCACTACCTTCGTCGGCGACATCAACATCGAGCGCGCGGACGGGGACCTCTACTTCCCTAACCACAAAGCGATCCTTGCGAACGGGACCATCGTCTACATGGCGCCGTCCAAGCTCCCGCACTCGCCCTACATCTACAAGGGGTACGAGCGCTTCGACGTGCGCGACCCGTACTACCTCTCGCCGATCATCAAGCAATCGCCGATGCAGAAAATGGCGACGATGCTCGGGAACAAGATCATGGACGGGGTCGAGCTCCAGATCGAACCCCCGATCGTCTACGACGGAAACGACCCGGACTTCGTAGTGAACGGCGGGCCAATCGTCGCCCCGGGCTCCAAGACCTCGACCAAGGGATCGAACGCATTCTCCCAGGTCCAGATCGGGGATCTCCGCACCGCGCTGGAGATGTTCCAACTCTGCCTGAACGACATGAAGGAGAAGCTCGGACGACCCGGCAAGCCCGTCGGCGACCGCGCCACCGCGCGCGAGGTCCAGAAGTCCGAGCAGGACCAGGAGGCATCGCTGATCGGATTCATCGACAAGCTCGAAATAGCGCTGCGCTCGTTCCTCTACATGCAGCACAAGCTCAACCTCGACAACCTCGAGGATTACTCCTTCTACTCCCCAGAGATGGACGACCCGGACTTCCTGCGGATCAAGCGCGCGGACTTGCCGAAGGAGATCCACTTCTCCGTCGTCGGCGGGCGTGGCGTCCTCGGAGAGCAGGAGCGTTCCCAGAAAATGTCCATCGCCGCGGCCTTCCTGCTAGGCAACGAACACACCGCAGCGATGCAGGACGGCGTCGCGATCTCGAAGCAGATGTACCAGGACGCCGGGGTGAAGAACCCGGAGCGCCTGCTCGTCGTGCAGGGACAGGAGTCGCCGGAGCAACTCAAGGCCCAACTCGTACAAGCGAAGCAGATAATCCAGAAACTCGGACAGGCGTACCAGAAGGAGAAGGAGAAGTCCGAGGTCAAGATGGCGAAGATCCACGCCGATTCCAGCGCCAAGCACGAGAAGCTCGTCACGGACCACAACGACCGCGTGCAGGAACTCCGAGCCACGATCTCACTGGAACTCGCGAAGCTCGGCGAGGCGAGCAAGCAATCCATCCGAGAACTCAAGGCGGACTTGCTGCGGGACTTGATGGGCCACATGGTCGAGTCCTCGCACAAGAACGCGGATCGTCAGACTCAGGTCATCGTGGATTCGAGCGGGAAGGCTGGCTCCGACATCAGCGAGCACATGAAGGCGCTCACCGACAGCCACGCCGAACTCATCAAGGCGGTGAAGAAGCCCCGCAAGCTCCGTCACACGAAGGGCAAGGACGGCTCGTACACTACCGAGGCACTGGAGTAACCAATGGCACAAGGCGACGTACACGTTTCAGCTAAGTTCGTAGCGAACATGACCCTGACGGGCCTTGCGTCCCTGTGGGCCTCCGATACGATCAAGATGGGGATCATCACCAACGCCCAGACCCCGGGGATCACCGACTCCGACCCGCGCTGGGGTGCAGGCGGAACGCAGAACTACTCAACGGCAGAGGTCACCCCTGGAGGGAATTACTCCGCCGGAGGGATCTCGCTTACGAGCCCAACTAGTACGCTCTCTGGTGCGGTGGCCTCGCTGAACGTCACGAGTCCGATCTCTCTCGCTGCTAACGCATCTAACCCTACGGGTGCGTTCTGGGGAATCTTCTACGACTCGACCGACGCCGGGAAGCACGTCTTCGGGTTCATCGACCTCGGCGGATCGTTGAGCCTCGTCCCCGGACTTCAGATCAATGTCAACGGGGTTAGCTCCGGGACTCAACCTCTCCTACAAGGAACGGCAACATGAGGCATTCCATAGCCGGAAGATCAACCGTCGCGGGCACTTCGGCTCGGGCGATCGCATCGGTGTTCGCCATCGCAGCAGTCGGTCTGAAACTACGAGAAGTCGGAGTGTTCAACACTACCTCCACAGCCGTCGCGGTGTCGCTCGTCCGATTCACCAACGCCACTGGCGTCGGCGCCGGTCTTACCGAAGTAGACTACGACCCCGCAAACCCGGCCCAGGCCACAGGATTCGCGGGCCACACCGCGGATGGTGCCGTTGGGTCCCCTCTACGACAAGCCTCCCTCGGAGCCGCTGTAGGATCGGGGGTCATCTGGACCTTCGGAGACTCCGGCATCCTCGTCCCCGTCGGCACGGCGAATGGCATCGGGATCATCTGTCCCACGGGAACAGGACAGCTCCTCGACTACTACTACGACTGGGATGAGTAAAATTGTTTCCCCGTCCTTCAGCGTCCAGTTCCCGGTGGGGTTGTCGTTCTCCACGACCTTTCCAGCTACGGAGAACCCACTCAGCCAGTCTGGCGCCTGGACCGAGGGCACGATCATGTCTGCGGGCGCCGGCACGAAGACTGCCTGCCAGAGTGCGACTGGCGCATTCGGGACGATGGTGTCGTTCGACGGCACCAACTTCACCGACTCCTGCGCTTGCCTGTCGGGATTCAAGAACGACCAGGAAGTCCTTTGCACTCTCCTCAACAATGCTGCTCCGAACGGTCTGGAGACGGAGATCCTGCTCCGTGCCGACATCACCTCGGCGCATATCTTCCTCTACGAGCTCGACTGCGTTCTCAGCGGAGGAGGGATCAGCTTGGTGCGATGGGACATGACCGTGGCGAGTCCTAACAGCTTCACAGTTCTGCGCGCTCACCCGCCCAACGAGGTCAACTTCCAAGACGGCGATCAGGTCTACGGGAGCATCGTGGGGACGTTGGTGACCTGTAAATACAAGGCTGGGGCGGGGTCGCTCACCACGCTATTCACCTATGACACCGCGAGCGACACGACCAAGTACAGCACGGGGAATCCCGGCATCGGCTTCTGGAACGAGACCGGCTCCTCGGCGAACCAGCCAAAGCTGAAGTGGAAAGACTTCCTGGCTAATCAGCTATGACGATCAGCCACGCCCAAGCTACGATCACGGCTCACAACAACAACCCGAGCACGACGACTCTGAATGTCGTACTTACGAACAATCCTGCTCTGGGCGATCTGGTAGTCGTAGGATTCACATGGGCTGACGGAGCAGGAACAACGCCCACCACACCAACTCTTGTTGACTCGAACAGCAATTCCTACACCCTAACGACGAACTCCCCTTCAGGGGCGCAAGCAGCAACATCTGGATTCGTCTACATCTTCTACCTATTGAGCGCTCCGGCGAACGCCACCAAGACGCTCACGGCGACATATCAAAACACCGGGGCGGGCACCGTCCATGCAGCGATACTGACCGCAGACGACTTCACGGTGACAGGAGGAACGGTCTCGTTCTTTAACGACGCCGCTGGATCAGGGACTACCGGGACAACGATCAACACTCCGTCGATCACACCAAACGCCGCTGGGGATTTCTTGTACTGCCAAGGAAGTTCAGAGAACGCGATCTCGTCGGTAAATTCCCCTTGGACACAAGGGGCGATAGACTCAGACGGCCAAGCAAGCGGGTACATTCTAAGCGCGTCAAGTGGCGCTACGGCTTTGACCATGACCCAAACATCCGGTCACTGGGATTCTATGGCCGCTGCGTTCAGCTTCACCGGGGCTTCGAACGCTATCCCCGACCTGATCCTCCAACCCCTCTCCCCTCCGTTTAACCAGAGGGCGCTGTGACAACGAATATCTATCCCGTACCTCAGAGACCCGTCGGTCGGGCCGGTCCTCAGATCGTATCGCCGGTCTTCGCCACGATCCCTGCAACGATCGGGTCCTACACCTGGCGCGGCGTCGCAGCAACGCTATCCGCCATTACCGTCATCACGGCCGCAGTCGGAGCCTATACCTGGTCTGGGAACAAATCGTCTCTATCGACAGAGATCGTCGCTCGAGTCGGAACATGGTCGTGGGCTGGGAAGTCCTCACCACTCTCGACCGAAGTCCGTGCCGCGGTCGGAGCATACACTTGGGCGGGGCTGCACTCCCCTATACAAGGCGTAACCGTAATCCCAGCAGCGATCGGTGTGTATCTGTGGAGCGGCCTCACATCCCCTCTCCAAGGACAGACTCCTCCAACCGTCGCGACTGGCTCCGGTGGCGGTGGGCGCTACTTCGGCTACTACCCAGAGCGCGCGCGAGAGGTACGTGCCGAGATTCGCTCCCTTACCAAGGAGAAAAAGCGCATCGAGCGGCGCTTCAAACTCGCTCCAAACAATGTCGATCTGGCGCGCCTCGCGGAGTTGCTGACGCAGCTCCAGCAACGGCTCAACGTCCTGATCGCTGAATACGAGGAACTGATCCATGTACAAACAAAAGCGCCGCAGGCCCAAGAAGAAGACGAGCTCTTCCTCGTGAACCTATTTTCCAGGTCCTTCTACAATGACTAAGCCCGGCGACAACGCCTGGATGGCATACGCCAAGTCACTGTGGGGCGCGCACGAGTACAAGGTCGTGGTAGAGAAGGTACGCTCCCTCTCCCCCGTAGTCCCTGTCTTCGACTACAAGGGCGCATCGAACATCGAAGAGATCAAGTTCAAGCTCGCGCAACGGGATATGCACGCGCTTGTCATGTCCATCCTTATCCCTAAAGGAAACGAAAATGAGTAACGAACAGACGAGTCAGGAAACCGTCGAGAAGACAGAGTCGTCCACTATCACCGAGGACAACATCACCCTCGATGACGTGTACCGCGACGCTGGCCTCGACAAGATCGAGACCCAGCAAACCCAACAACAGCAACACTCACAGCAGCAGACGCAGCAGCAACAGCAGGATCGTGAGCCTTCAAAAATTCCCGATCCCTACGATTCGGAAAATTTCAAGGCTTACATGGCTCGGAAAGACTCCGAGACCACCGCTCTCCGTTCCACCCTGGGCAACGTAGCAAACTTCCTGACGACCATGCAGGCGTCGGAAGCCAAGAAGGCCCTGGAGTCCGACATCAAGAGCGCAGTTGAGAGTGTCAACGAAACCGTCGGCCATCCCAAGCCCAAAGTCATCGAGGCTCTCCTCGACGCCGAGGCGCGGGAGAACCCGAAGTTCAAGGCGATCTGGGACAACCGGGCTAAGAACCCCGTTGCCCTCCAGAACGCCCTGAAGATCGTCGCCAAGAAGTTCGGCGATGAACTCTCGGTCAAGGTCGATCCGGCACTCGTGGCGGCTCAACGCGCTAGGAAACTATCGCAGCAACAAATGGCGACGACCTCCGCCGAATCCGAGCAGTCACCCCAGGAAGAGCGGCTCGCCGCAGCCCAGGGTTCGGACTTCGACGCCGAGTGGCAGAAACTTGTCAGCGGCGGGAATTAGTCCCCAGAAAGGAAAGGTAGCCGCAAGTGGCAGCACTCGTAACCACCAATGCAACGACCCTCGTTCAGCCGGTCAACTTCGTGCTGATGAAGGGTCTGTTGCAAGCTGCACGCAAGAAACTCCCGTACTTCAACGGCACGCTCCCCGGAGAACTCATCAAGAACGGGGGCTCCAGCGCCGTGAAGTGGGAGCGCATCAACAACCTCACCGCCGTCACCACGGCGCTGGGGGAGGTCGTGGGAACGTCTTCGTTCCTGTTCGGCCGCTCGCTCGTCACCCCGACTTACTCGTCCGTCACCGCGACCGCCGCGAAATACGGCAATGCCATCCAGGTCACGGAGGAAGTCGATCTCTTCAACGTCAACACCAAGGCCGCGAGGCTGCTCGATACCCTCGGCGCAAACGCCGGGGAGTCCCTGAACACCATCGCGAAGGCCGAGTACGACAACGCGACCAACGTCCGCTACTGCAACAACGCCGCGGGTGGCGCAGCGACGGCCTCGACCTCCTTCGTCATCTCCAAGATGGCGACCACCGACCTCC